TGCCATAACAGGAACTTTATATCGACAAAAAGATAAGAAGTGTATGTCATCTGATCAATTGATTTTAAAAAAGTATGAGAAGGTAGATGGTCTTAATAAACGTTTGATGGAAGTTAAAAGCGAACAATTTTCAGGGAGTAACGAATGAAAGCAACACCATACAACAACGGCAAAGTAAAGATTGGTGATGCAGTTTATCTCAACAAGTTAGTAAATCCGCCATACATTGAATATGATGAAGATATGTTGGAGTTGCAAAGTTACCTTATCCACGACCCACGCATATTGAACAGAGAGTATTGGATTAAACGGGTCTACGTTATGTTTCTTCTTTTTGTTTTGACTGTAATGTTAATGGCAAATTAATATGATCGTCACAATACTTAATATGTTTGCTTTGTTTGTCGCTACCTGTGCGGTAATGATCTTTGCCGTGGTCTTTGCCTTCTTCCTGTTCATTATGTATGCCTGTATATACATTGGGTGGAGAGAGATCAAAGGAATATCAATGTCTGAGTTGTGGGAGCGGATTCAGAAATGAGCAACAAATTAAAAGAAGTCATCCTTGAATTAGATAAAACAAAAAACTTGATACGGAATCAACAAAAAGAAATAGATAAATTAAAAAATGTAATGGTAGATAATATAATCAAAGCAGACTACATTGCCCAATTAGAAAAGGGTTTGGAGTCTAGCATAGCGCTTAACAAGGCACAGGCAGAACGGCAAGTAAAAGAATTAACAGATAAAGAAATATATGAAGTATGGAAACAAGTTACAAAGTTAATGTACAGAGGCATACATGAAGAATTTGCTAAAGCAATACTAATAAAGGCACAAGAGAAATGAAATGGTCATATAGTAGCCTCAAGACATTTCAACAATGTCCAAAGAAATATTACCACTTAAAAGTTGCTAAAGATGTAAAGGATACTGGTAGTGAAGCTACTATATACGGCAAAGAACTTCATAAAGCCGCTGAAGACTACGTACGTGATAACGTACCAATCCCACCTCAGTTTGCCTTTATTCAAGCAACCCTAGATGCCCTAAAGAACATACCAGGCGAGAAGTTATGTGAGATTGAGTTAGGAGTGGCTAAGCACGATGGGAAACTTAGTGCATGTGGGTTCAACGATAAAAATGCGTGGTATCGGGGTATTGCAGACTTGCTTATTATTAATGGAGACGAAGGCTATTTAGTGGATTACAAAAGTAGTAAGAATGCCAAGTACGCTGACCTCAAACAGTTGGACTTATTAGCGGCGGCGGTATTCACACATTACCCAGAGATTAAGAGTCTTAAGTCTGCTCTAATATTTATAGTTAGTAACGAATTTGTTAATAAAGAACATAGCGCCCACCATAGGTTAGCTTACTTTGAGCATGTTAGGTTTGACCTAGAACGACTAGAAATAGCTATGCAAACAGGAGTTTGGAACGCAGTAGCGAGTCCTTTATGCGGTTGGTGTCCCGTTAAGACTTGCCCAAATTACAGAGAAAGAAGAAAATGATAGGACTTAAGGAGAAACCCCATGCCATACGTAAACAAACCTAGACCATACAAAAAAGAATACGAACAGTATCAGGGTAAACCCGAACAAATAAAAAACAGGGCAGCACGTAATAGTGCCCGTGCGGAGCTAATGAAAGATGGAAAGGTATCAAAAGGAGATGGAAAAGACGTCGACCACACAAAGCCTCTCAGCAAGGGGGGCACAAGTGCTAAAAGCAATCTCAAGGTTAAATCCGCTAGCAACAACCGCTCATTCAGCAGAAACTCAGACCACACAGTCAAGCGGAATGTCTCAAAAAAATAGCATCATAGCGGACTATAACTGGCCTGGAAAGTTTAAACCTTTTGCACATCAAAAATTAACCTCTGAGTTTCTTACGTTAAACCGCAAGGCTTTTTGTTTTAATGAGCAGGGTACTGGCAAAACAGCTAGCGTAATATGGGCAGCAGACTACCTAATAAATTTAGGGGTGGTTAATCGTGTGCTTGTTATTTGTCCATTATCCATCATGCGTTCTGCATGGCAGGCAGACCTATTTAAGTTTGCTATACATCGTGCATGCGATGTAGCCCATGGAGATGCAAAGCAAAGGCGAAAGCTAATTAACAATGGTTCTGAGTTTGTCATAATTAATTTTGATGGGGTGGAGATTGTTAAGGACGACATACTAAATGGTGGTTTTGACCTAATCGTAGTAGATGAGGCTAGTGCTTATAAAAATGCACAGACAACTCGTTGGAAAACACTAAAAGAAATAGCTGGCAAAGTTAAAGGTATATGGATGCTTACTGGCACTCCTGCGGCTCAGTCTCCTGTAGATGCGTTTGGTCTTGCTAAGATAATTAACCCTGACAACACTCCTAAGTTTTATGGTCAGTTCCGTGACCAAGTTATGTATAAAGTTGGAACTTATCGTTGGATACCAAAACCACAAGCTCAAGAAGTTGTGCATACCGTGTTACAACCCGCTATTCGTTTTGAGAAGAATCAATGCCTAGATTTGCCTGACGTAACTTATGTTGAGCGTGATGCCCCCCTTACTCCCCAGCAACTTAAGTATTACAGGGTGTTAAAGAAGCTGATGATTATGTCAGCGGATGGTGAGCAAGTAACTTCAGTCAATGCGGCGGTTAATATCAATAAGCTCCTCCAGATCTCTGGCGGTGCGATATATACCGATACTAGAGAAGTCATAGAGTTTGATGTATCTAATCGCTTGAAGGTTATTGAAGAAGTTATTAATGAGGCTTCGCATAAGGTCCTGGTGTTTGTACCCTTTACTCATACTATAGAACTACTAAACAAATATCTTACAGCTGCAGGCATACCTTGTACGGTCATCAATGGTCAAGTCCCTGTCAATAAACGACACGACATCATTAAAGATTTTCAAGAGACTGAAAACATTAGAGTTTTAATTATTCAACCGCAAGCTGCATCGCACGGGTTAACACTAACTGCTGCTAACGTTATTATTTGGTATGCTCCTGTGACTAGCGTTGAAACATATTTACAAGCTAATGCACGTATTGATAGACCAGGACAAAAGAATCCCATGACTATTGTGCACATTAAAGGTAGCGAAGTAGAAGCTAAGTTGTATAGCATGCTAAGTAACAACATAGATAACCACACAAAAATAATTGACTTATATCGAAAAGAAATTGAAGATATAGCTTGACAAAGTCAAAGTGGTTGATATACTAGATGTTCGTATTGAGGAGCTAAGTATGAACGAGACGGATGTAGCAACAGACAAACTTGCAGAAATCTATATTAAGATTCGTGACAAGCGTTCTGAGATGAAAGAGCAGTTTGAAAAGCAAGACAACGAGCTAAAAGAGCAACAAGATTTACTGGCTGAACAAATGCTTTCGGTTTGTAGTGAGCTTGGCGCAGACAGTATTAAAACCCCAGCAGGGACAATCATTCGTAAAGTGGATACACGGTACTGGACGACGGATTGGGATTCTATGTATCAGTTTGTACAAGAACATGATGCATTCCCCCTGCTCGAGAGAAGATTGCATCAAACCAATCTTAAGCAGTTTCTCGAAGAGAATCCCGAACTGTTACCTGCTGGATTGCAAGCGGACAGAAAATACACCGTGGTTGTTAGAAGGAGCAAATAAATGAGCAATTTATCAATTTTTAAATCTGATACAAACGCAGTAGGTACTCGTAGTCAAGAAGTCAGTGAACTAACTAAATCCCTAGCGGGCAATACTGGTTCTACAAGTCGTCGTATTACTATGAACAAAGGTGTATTCCGTCGCATAGTAAATGGTAAAGAAGCTGGTAAGGTCAAGGATGGCTTTATCAACGTTATCATTATTAACGCATTAGCAAAGGTATCTCGTCAGTTCTACGCTACGGCTTATGATCCTGATGCAGCCCCTACCCTGCCTGATTGCTGGTCTAATCTTGGTGATGTACCTGATGCCAAAGCATCTAACCCACAATCAAATGCATGCGTATCTTGCCCACAGAACATTGATGGCTCAGGTG